GGAGAGAGGAGAGTGTACAGGGGGAAGTTTGCTCAAACGGCTTCAATGACGGATGAGGAGCTTTCCAAACTGTGTTTTGAGCGTGGGGGAGCAGAAATTTTTCCTTTCCGGAAAGAGGATGAGGTAGCAAAGACAAGGGTAGTACAATCCTTTGACTTGCGGTCTTTCCTGCGGACGAGTTGGGTGGATTCGATGCTAGGTGATTTAAACGCGAGTGAGTGTTGGACGACGTTGGGGATGACACCGGAGAAGAAACTGGCGGCCAGGACGAGGCTGATACAGTTGCTTCACGAGGAGGGTGCGCGTTTCAAGAAGGTGCACGCAGCAAGTGTGGATCAGACCGAGTTCGACATGAATCAAGCGAAAGAGTTAGTGCTATATGCAGCTCGGAGGGTATGGGAGCGTGCTCGAAAAGGAGTACCGCTCAAAGACATTACTATATTCGACGAGTTGATGAGCGTAGAGATGGAGGCGTTAGAGAAAGCAGAAGTATGGACTAAGAGAGAAGGGCAGAAGCGTAAGTTATGCGATTGGTTGGCTGGTGTGTGGTCAGGGCACAAGTGGACAGCTTTGTTGGATTCGATTCTGAATAAGGCCGAGTTTGACGAGGCTGCTCAGTTGTTAGGTGTTAAAGTGTTGGGAGGTTTGTGGCAAGGCGATGATGCTGTGGGGATAGTAAGCGGAACGATGACGAGTGGTGCGGATTGGGAGGCGGCGTATGAGAGAATGGGGCTGAAGGTAAACGCCTTGAAGTCTCATACGTCCGAGGCGAGATTCGAGTTTCTGCACGAGGTTGCAGGGCGCGAGGGTTGCTTCGCTTTCCCGGTTCGAGGATTCAAGTCTGTTTTGTGGAAATCTCCTAATGCAGGTTCGACTGCGTGGGTGGCGCCTCATGAAGTATTTACGGCTAGGTTGGATACTTTATTGATGTGTTTCAGACGCGGTTGTGCTACATCAGGTATGGCCTGGAAAACGGTCAGAAAGTACTTGGTGCGGAAGCTGGGCTGCAAAGTGAACGACGCTAGGGAATGGTTCCGAACGCCAAAAGCTTTGGGTGGT